TCGTACTGGCACCAAAGATGTGGCTGGCATTAATCGCTTGTATAGAGACTAGATAAATGAACAAAAAGAGAGATTAGGGATCAGGTTGGATTTTGGCGAATCAAATGGGATCCAAATTGAGAGAAGATCTAGGAATGGCGCGGGGTTTGAGGCTTATGGTTTCAAACCCCGTTCTCCTTTCTGGCCTTTCGGCTGTTCTCTTACGTTTTGAGCATTCCTGTTTTTAAACTGCATTACGGACTATCAAAATGAGCACAAGTGCTTTGCTGATAAATCCTGTTTAAACCGTTTTTAAATTTTTAAATCAGTCGCCGATATCTTTCGCGATGTGTACCACCTGGCCGACGACTTCAAACTGGTGCTGCTCTTCCTTCGGGATTGAAACTGTTTCATACATTGGATTGTCACTAATCATCCTCCAACTACCTAAAGCATTCTGATAGCGCTTAACAAATAACTCATCACCATTCCTGAAGATATAGAGATGGCCATCGGCTGGAGCGTTCCTTCCTGTATGTACTACGAGCGTATCATTGTTATTGATTGTTGGCTCCATGCTGTCGCCTTTTGCCCAAACGATCACTAAATCCTTTTCATTGAATCCTCTGTATTTCAACCACTTGCGTCTAAATGCAAGATGGCGGCACGGTACTTCTCCGCTTATAGCATTTGTGCCGTGACCAGCAGACACCTGAATTCGATAGCCAGGTATCAATGCGAACTCATCAGAAAAATTACCTAACACCTCATTTGTGTTGGTTGCCACTCCAGCAGCTAACCATTCGACAGAGCATTCAGCCGCCGCAGCCAATTGTGGCAACTTGTTCAAAGTTGGGAATGTTGTACCTGAAAGATAACCGCGCACTACTGACTCGGATAGGGAACATTTCTTCGCAAACGCGCGCGTTGAACTTCCCTTCATTGCTTCCTTTAGTCTGTCTGAAAAGCGCATTATTGGTGAATCAAGAAAAATGTCTTCCGCATTTTTTAACGATTCATCGCTTTTTTCATTGTAAGTGTCTGACATTTAAGTAGTCCCATTTAAAAAGCATTAAAATTTGCACTAGTAAGAAAAAAGCGCAAAGCATTTGACATGCGCTTTTTTGTGATCAATTATGTGTAACACAAAAGCGCAACTTATTAATGTTGCGCATATGTGTAACACATGAGGGTATCACGATGGATGGATTTGATCGAGATTGGCACAAAGCCGACATTAAAGCGGCCTTAGAAAAGGCCGGGACTAACTATGAAAAGTTAGCCGAAGAACACGGCATTGCAGGTTCAACTCTCCGCAATGCTCTGCGTTTCAAGTATCCAAAATGTGAGCGCATCATTGCGCAGAAAATTGGTGTTGAGCCAGAAGTGATCTGGCCTTCTCGTTACACCAACAAATGCGCGTGAGAGGTAGCCATATGTGGGTTACAGCAAAAGAATGTGCAGGTGTTGGTGGTTTCCCTACCGACCCGAATAACGTCAGAAGTCGTCTTCTTAAACTCGCTGCCGAACTGCCAGAAATGCAGCGTAAACGCGAAGGAACAAAGGCGTTTGAATTTCACGTAAGTATTCTTCCTGCACCAGTTCAAGCAGCTTTGCTGAAGAAGCAAGACAAAGTCCAAGTGGGCGAAAAAGTCTTTGATATTCAGAAGTCAAAGGCAACGAAATCCTACTGCCGAGAAGCACTTTGGTCATGTTGGAGCAAGTCCAACACCAAGGCCCAAGAAAAAGCACAGCAAGCGCTGCGCACCGTTCAAGCTGTTAATGCTCTGGTAGCCAATGGCATCAAGAAAACCGATGCCTATGCCTCTGTATGTGAAGAGTACGGCGTTGCACTTTCCACCTTGCGTCGCAACTGCGCCAAAGTGAAAGACATCGACGAAGTTGACTGGGCTCCAGCCTTGCTGCCGAAGCACTTCGAATCAGCACAGGTTCACAAGAAGAACAGCTTTGCCGACGTGTCTCCAGAAGCGTGGGAATACTTCAAAGCGGATTACCTGCGTGAAGAGCAGCCAACGTATGCCAAGTGCTATGAACGCTTGGAACGCGTGGCCGTTACGAAAGGCTGGACAATCCCAAGCCTGAAAAGCCTGACCCGCCGCCTTGAAGCGGAAGTTCCTGTGCAGCAGCGCGTACTACTGCGCGAAGGCGAACATGCGCTGATGCAAATGTTCCCGCCGCAAGAACGCACCGTGGCCGACATTCACGCAATGGAATGGATTAACGGCGATGGCTACCAACACAACGTGTTTGTGAAGTGGTTCAACGGTGAAATTGTGCGCCCGAAAACATGGTTCTGGCAGGACATCCGCACCCGCATGATTGTGGGCTGGCGTTGTGACCTGAGTGAAAACACCGACAGCATTCGTTTGTCATTGATGGACGTGATCGAACGCTACGGCGTGCCAAAAGAAATCACCATCGATAACACCCGCGCAGCGGCAAACAAATGGATGACGGGCGGCGTACCTAACCGTTACCGCTTCAAAGTAAAACCCGATGACCCACTCGGCATCATCCCGATGCTTGGTATCAAGCTGCACTGGTCGAGCGTCATCCTTGGCAAAGGTCATGGTCAGGCAAAACCTGTCGAACGTGCCTTTGGTGTGGGTGGCCTTGATGAATACATCGACAAACACCCGTCATTGGCTGGTGCCTACACAGGCCCGAACCCAATGGCGAAACCGGATAACTACGGCTCAAAAGCGATTGATGCCGAAGTGTTCCTGCAAGCCATCGCAGCGGGTGTCGAGATGTACAACAACCGCAAGAACCGTCAGACGGAAGCCTGTCGCGGATTCATGAGCTTTAGCGAAGCATTCAAAGCCAGCTATGAAAGCGCGCCTATCCGTAAAGCCACCCGCGAGCAAATCAAAGTGATGATGCTGCAAGCGGAAGCCTGTCGAGTATCGCGTCACGGCACCATCGTTCTCGATGCTGGCGGCTCACTGGCCGGACGTAAGAACCGCTATTTCAACGACGTCATGATGAATTACATCGGGCAGAAATTAGTCGCACGTTTCGACCCGTTGAAACTGCATGAATCGGTCGAGGTTTACACCCTGAATGGCGTGTACATCTGCACCGCCGAGTGTCAGGACAAAGTCGGATTCGGGGATACCCAAGCCGCCCGTGAGCACAAACGCAAACGCACGCAGTTCACCAAAGCGAACAAGCAAGCAGCCGAAGCGCAACGCGGCATGAGCGTCATCGAAGCTGCGGCCATGCTGCCGCCGCCGGAGGAAGAAGTGATCCCTGCTGCGAAAGTCGTGGAGCCATTCCGACCAGTGGCGATTGGAAACACCGCTGCCAAGGTTCAGCACCAAGAAGAAACCGAAGATGAATACGAAACCGCTTTTGCCAACAGCGTCAGTTCGCTAATGGAACAGCGCAAGAAAAACCGCCTTTAAACCCGATTTAAACGAGGACTAAACATGGAAAACGTAGTGGCCTTATCGAAGGCAGAAACCAACCAAACCGACGTACTGATGCAAGTGAACAGCGTGCTGGAATCAAAGACCATCACCGCCTCTCAGCTTGCTAAAGAAATCAGCGTGTCATCGGCAACACTCAGTCAGGTTCTGAAAGGGAAATACGCGGCGGATCCAAGCGCTGTGATCGAGAAGTTGAAAAAGTGGCTGCGCCTGCGCGATGACCGTCTGGCAACGCCAAACATCAACCCAGGCTTTGTGATGACAAAAACCGCAGAGCAAATCATTACCGATATCACGTTTGCACACGCAGTCGCGGAAGACGGCATCGTGGTTATCTACGGCTCACCAGGTGTAGGTAAAACACAAGCGCTCAAGCACTACCGCGCTAATAACAACAACGTATGGATGATATTCGCTTCACCTAGCCGATCGTCAATCACTGCGTTCCTTTATGGACTTGCCTTAGAGATGGGAATTCTTAACCCAACCAAACGTAAGGATGACCTATCTCGCGCAATCATCAACAAGATCCATAGAACCGAAGGAATCATCATTATCGATGAGGCTCAGCATCTTAGCTTTGAAACTCTAGAAGAGCTTCGAATCATTCAAGAAGAAACCAGTATCCCGATGGTGTTATCTGGCAACAAAAAGACCTACGCAAAAATGACAGGCGGCGTGCGTACCGAAGACTTCGCGCAACTGTTTTCACGCATCGCGAAGAAACGCGGCATTCACAAAACCAAGCAAGCAGATGTGCGCGCCATTGCTGATGCCTGGAACGTGAACGGAGCTAACGAACGAAGCCTAATGCAACAAATTAGCGAGCGTCCGGGAGGCCTGCGCCTGCTGTCGAAAACGCTCAAGCTCTCTGCCATGTACGCGCAAAACAAGCCGATTACCGAGCAGCTGCTGCGCAAAGCGTTTAATGAACTCGAAGCGAATGAGTGAGGTGTGACATGGCCGAATGCATCTACTCATATCAAGGAGTCCACGGACTTAACGCAATCTCAAAACACTTTGGTATTTCCAAAGGAACGTTGTCTACCCGCGTCAACAAAATGGGCATGACGATTGAGGAAGCGGTCACTTGTGAGCCGCAATATGGCAAGCAATCGAAGCACGAGTACCAAGGCGTTAAAGGGATGAAGAACATCGCCGAGCTGGTCGGTATTCCTTACGCAACGCTGAACTACCGAGTGTCGAGCGGGATGACGTTGGAAGAAGCGATCGCAGCGGGCGCACAAAAGATGTACCCGCGCAAACGCAACGAATCTGGCAAGCGAACAGAACAAGCTCGCAAGCAGGCAATACAGGAAGGAATCCGCCATCCAGACCTTTTGGATGGTCACTGGAAACTCGCATTAGGAATGAGGGCATAACCATGATGAACCCAACAGAGCGTCGTCGTGCGCTTAACAACGCACTGGAGCGATTAGAGCGAGAAGGTACCAATGTGCTGGCATGCTCACTCTGCCGACTACCCGTGATCACCATTGAGTTTCCACCAATTTGGCTACTAACAAAATCGTTCGAGATCCGAGAACGAGTGAATGGCGAACTTATCACCGTTCACGTCGCAAGGCTCAGTGGCTGCTTGGTTCGCTGGACGGACAGAGATTTACCGCAAGCGTTTCAAATTGTCTCCGAACAACTAAAACAACGAACCATGAACCAGAACTTAGGAACCACACAATGGCAAAGCTAACCGCCGCTGAGAAAAAAGGCATCCGACTGATTGCTGATGTTTTCGTCCTAAACGATTTGATGAAGAACGTTTTCGCCAAGGATGAAGCTTTCAAGGAGCACATGGACGGTCTGAAAGCACACATGAATAAGGCCTGTCCGAAGTTTCAACTGGCGCAGGACGAACTACAAAAACAAATCCAAGAAGTTCGTAAAACTTGGATTAACGAACTTACTAAAAAATAGGTGAAACAATGACTAACCCAACCCAACAAGAAGGCTATCGCCGCAACGCACTTGGTCACCTGGTACCTGAAAGCCAAGTGAAAGAAATCGACAAGCTGCGCGACGAAGTGGTGATGAACATCGTGACCGGAGCCAAAGAGCTGCAAACCTCGATCGCGGCGTTCAAGTCCAGCTCCATGAACGAAGTGAGTGACTTTGTTGATCTGAGCTCGGCGGAGTTCGACGTCAAGTTTGGCGGCACCAAAGGCAACGTCACCCTGATGTCGTTCGATGGCAAATACAAAGTCGTTCGCCAGATTGGCGAGCACCGCGTGTTCGATGAACGCATCCAAGCGGCCAAAGCCAAGATTGATGAGTGCATCACCCGCTGGTCAGAAGGTTCATCCGACCAAATCAAAGCGCTGGTCAATCAGGCGTTTCGCGTCAACAAGCAAGGTCACATCGATGTGAATCAGGTGCTCTCTCTGCGCCAACTCAACATCGACGATCCTGACTGGCTGGAAGCCATGGACGCGATTGCCGATTCCATCCGAGTGATTGGCAAAACGCCTTACATCCGCGTGTATGAACGCCAGAGCGATGGGCAGTACAAACAAATCGCCCTCGATATCGCCAAGCTGTAGCGGAGGCGTCATGCAAGTACCAACCCGCTATGGACAGATAAAAGTAACCCGCCACGCCATGGAGCGCTGGGAACAACGCACAGGGCGCAGTGTTTGGGAACTTATCGGTGCGGTACTCAAAGCAAGAAGGCCAACCAAAAACCAACTTCGCCGCATCTCGCGCAAAGAAGGAGGTTGGCAACCTAAGCGCATTCTTGAATGCGAGTGCGCTTACTTCCTGCTGAGGAATAACCATATCGTCACCGTGTACGACAAACAGAAAGGAGTTCCGCATGTGCATTGAACTGAGCCGCCCCTTCACCAGCGTGCATTCCAAAAGCGCACTGGAACGTGAAATCAACATGGCCGAAGCATTGATGGAAAGCGACGGCACCGCGTTTCCGGACAGCACCTTTGAGGATGGCTATATCGCTGCTCTGAATTTCGTGATGAACCGTGAAGGTTCCAACGTGCGTGAAGAGTACGAAGGCATGATGAGTGAACAAGATGGCGAAGCGGCGTAATCCACTCATCACCTACATCATGGCCCACCGCCGATGCACCGAAAGCGATGCCGAAGCATGGGCCGATAAACACTGCGGGGACTGGCGCAACACGCCGCTCCCCAGAGCGAAACGAATCAAGTCCGTCGCCAGCGACGAAAAGGAGTGGGAAGAATGAAAGACTCGACGTTAATGAGAATTTTAAAGTGGCTCGCACAAGAGCGAACAGGGTTGAGCAGTGAATACATGGCATTTACCGCCGCTGGAATTGAGCCTAGATACGGTTGTTCATACCCTCATGACCCGGCTGATTTTAATCGCTGCTTGGTTCTTATCCATAAGGTTCCAGAAATCAAAGAGCATTTCGGTGTTATCTCAAATAGCAGTGCTCAGTGGGCGGCGCTCATTTCTGGTTGGGATGAATTAGAAAGGACTTTCATTGATGAGGTCGGGTTCAATTGGAGTAAGGCGGATTCCGCTCCAAAGACCTACGCGTTGATGAAAGAGATTCTTAAAGGAGTTAAAGGATGAGTAACCCAACCGTACATGAGCTGAAAATCCTGCCGGAATATTTTTCGCTCCAGCTATCCGGTGAAAAGCGTTTTGAAGTTCGCCACAACGACAGAGATTTCCAAATTGGTGACACGTTGATTCTCAACGAATGGGATGGCGAAAGTTATACAGGTCGGTGCATCACCGTCGTCATCACCTGCATGCTAACCGCTGAGCAGTTTGATGGAATCATCGACCCTCAGTTTGTCATCCTCGGAACCAGTGAAGAACTGGAGGCGGTGCTATGAAACTCGCACGCTGCCCTGTTTGCCACGGCAACATCCATCTCGATGCGTTGATCGTCGATGACGCTGGCCGCGAACTGCTTGCCAAAGTTGCCAACTTGCCTGACTTCATCGCGCGCCCGATGTTGAGTTACATCAGCCTGTTTCGTCCGGTGAAGTCCGACTTATCCAACAGCCGTGCGCTGCGCCTGATTGAAGAAGTGACCAGCGAATACAAAGCCGATCACCTGCTGGCAAGCGCGCTGATTGAATGCGTCACCAAGCTGCGCGAGAAGCGTCAGCTGCACGGCGAACAGAAGCCACTGGCGAATCACAACTACCTCAAGAGCGTCTACAAAACGCTGGCGGTGAAGAACAACGTGACCGTTCCGGTGGCATCCGACAAGGGAGCAAAACAGGAAACGGCCAAGCCAGACGACAGTGCCTGGTATTTCCAACAAGCCAAACGAATGCAAGCCGCCGGACAAGATCCACTCGGCGAGAAAAGCACGATTGCAGCCAAGCTGCGTGAACTCAACTGGAGACCATAACCATGCCTTTATTAAGAGAACCAACGCCACAAGAAGAGCTTAAATTCGCCGCTCAATGCCTAGATGAGATGGCAGAGAAAGCCATTGAAGAATATGAGTTCTTTCTGCGTCCAGCAGTAATCGAAGCCATGTTGGTCATGGTGAAAGGTAAAGAAAGAATTCTACCTAAACGATTTGAAGAAGAGTAAGCGAAACAAGCAAGGTTCGCCTTGCTTGTCTGCCTGGCGTGGTTGTCAGGCACTGATGAGCAGCCAAGGAGTTTTTATTATGTTCGGTGAATACACCCCACTAATGAAAGCAGGACTATTGCAACGCCGCCTGCTTAACGGCAAAGCGGAGATTGATCCGGAACTGGGCTTACAAAAGCTGTGTCCGCACTGTCAGGAGTTCTGGCCGCAAGACACGCTTTTCTGGGCTCCAAGCCATTCCGAGCCAGACGGCTTGCAATGCTGGTGCAAGGCTTGTCAGCTTGAGTACAAAAACAGCCGACGCAAAGCGGCTTAGGGAGGAAATATGTCTTTTGATATCGTGCCAAAGAACCCAGATGCCGGAATCCTGGGTAAACCAAATGGCTTTTGGAATGCGTTTTGTATCGAAACACCAGTTTCTAAAATAATCGATTGTGAATATACCGACCGTGGGACTATTCGATACGAGCATGAAGGCTACATCGGCAACGCATGGTTCTCCGAAGAAGAAGCATTAGAGATGCATCGGGTTCTTATTGAGTGGGTTAAAACTGACGAATATAAAAACCATCGATACTTTTCGGAACGTCAGAACCAAATGGAATCAATGCTTGAGTTCTTGCCTCTTTGCGGCGGATTCAAACGGGAGTGGTAACCATGTCCAAACTCCTTAAACTCGTTCAAATCGGCAAGCGCGAACTTCAGATGGATGATGAGGCCTATCGCAACTTGCTCGAAGAAGTCACAGGCCAGCGCAGCTCGCGCGGCCTGCCTGATTTCAAACTCAGCATGGTTATCGATCGCATGAAATCGCTGGGGTTTGTTCCGCGCCAACAAAGCCACCCGCAAACCAATCAGCGCCGCTACCGCAGCAGCGAAGCGCCCAAGATTCTGGCGATTTGGATCACCATGTTCAAACAGGGTTTTGTCCGCAACGGCAGCGACCAGGCATTGGATGCTTACGTGAAACGCATGACAAGCCAAATCAATGGCGGCTCAGGTGTGGCGAAGTTGGAATGGGCGAAAACAGAACAGGCGGTATACGTGCTGGAAGCGCTCAAGGAGTGGCACTACCGCGTGATGTGTGATGCGATTCGTGCAGCCGGAGGTCGCATTCCACCGAACGACAAGTGCACCGGGCCTGCTGGCTATGATAAATTGGCTGCATATTACATAACGTTTATTGAGGGCCGCAGGCATGAGTAAGCCACTTATTGGTTTATTTTTAATTTTGATTCTAGGCTGGTTCATTTCTCCTCAGACTTTAAAAGGCAAAGTTTATAGCCTGATTGATAACAACATAGAGCGTCAGTGTTTTGATTACTACAAAAGCTCACTAGATGATCCCGAAACTGCTTATCTAGTTGAGCGTGACATACCTGCCCAAACAAGAAATTACTCTATACAAGTCAAAGCCAAAAATGAGTTTGGAGCGTATCAGAGTATATCCTTCGACTGTATATCCCTAAATGGTGAGTTTGATCGTGCTGCGACTTTAAGAAGTGAAGTGGCTAATATTTTGTCGCACTAGCATAGCGGTCGGTCAGTCTTATAAGGAAATCGATAAAGTATGTAAGATTTTGATTACAAGGAGTTTGAATGTTAAAGATATTTCTAGGTGTTTTTCTAGGCGTTGTACTTGGTGGAACTGTTCTGGTCTTGGGGTATGAGTACTACCTAAATTACAAAATAGAAAAATCCATTGAGGAAGTTAATGCTTTTGAGCAAAAAAACTCAAAGAAAAAGAGGATGATGAGCAACGGATTGAAGAGTGGTTTCTTGAGCAAAACGAAAAAAAAATGCTCTCGTGAAATCAGTAAAAGGCACCCAGGCGCAATAAACATCGAGCTAGTGCATAATACATCACTTCTTACAGCTATGAACTTCACACTTGATGGGGTTTCTCACCATGTAAGATGTTACTTTGATGATTCAAGCGCTTTCAAGCGATTCGAAAAAGTCAGGTAACATGCCCCAACTCTGCCGTCTGTTTTATACTGTGAACACCTCGCCAAGCGGGGTGTTTTTGTATCTGGAGGGGATGATGAAAGAAAACGACGACAACTTAGATATGTTTGGCTTTGATAATGTTGATTTAAATGACATTGAAAGCGTGATTGAAGGTGATGTAAAAAGTCCTGATGCGTTACGCCAAATCTATGCGCTGTTTAAACAAGAGCTTGATCAAGAGTCAGCATTGCGCTTGCTCTCTTCATTTTGCAAACACTTCGGCGGCTTTCCGGTCTATGTTCCCAAGGGGCGAAAGCTTGAAGCCGAACTGAAGAAAATTAGCATCTGGAACGATTTCGATGGCCGTAACATTGAAGAGTTAGCGAAAAAGTATCGCGTTTCTGTCTTTCATGTTTATCATGTCATCAAGCAAATGCGCAAAGCAGAATTCGAGAAGCGCCAGCCCTCTCTTTTTTAATTCGTCTTAATTCATCCTCTCCGCCTCCAAAAAGCACAATTAATTCAACAAACGTCTGAATGGTTGTGCTTTTATGTTTTCCGATTTCCCATTTAATACCGAAGGTTACACACCTCAGTTTTGTCATTCGGCACTCTTCATTCTCACTGTCGAAGGTGGCCTGCGCGACGATGGCGGCTACGTTAATGACCCCGCTGACAAAGGCGGCGAAACTAAATACGGCATCAGTAAGCGTGCGTTCCCACATGTCGATATCAAAGCGCTGACCATCGATGATGCTGTTGCGCTGTATCACGAGCACTACTGGATGTCGGCCAACTGTGATGACTTCGCTGGGCCTGTCGCCTTAATCCAGTTTGATAGCGCTGTTCAACACGGCTTTAAATCGGCTAACAAGATGCTGCAAGAAATTGCAGGCGTGAAAGCTGATGGCATTGTCGGCCCTGCAACGCGCAATGCGGTTAATGGCTGTGATGTTGAATACCTGACGGCTCGTTATGTATTGCGCCGCTCTCGCTACTACGCACGCATCATCAAGAACAACCCTGATCAGGTTCGCTTCATCGAAGGTTGGCACAACCGATTGGTTCATCTTCTCAACGCTGCTTGGGAGTGCCAATGATGAAGCGCCAGAAGAACTCAGAATATGCACACAGCAAGGGGCGCGAGATGCGCCTCGATACCGAGCATGAAGCCTACCAAATCGGCATGCCTGCGCCACGCACGCCGCCACTGTTTTCCAACGATGCCACGTTGCAACACTACTTTGAGCAAGGCTGGAAAGGCGTTTCTCAATGCGATATCCGCCTGCATCTGGGCATTGCGCCAAACGCCGTCGAACAAATGATTTCAAAAACCCGGAGAGCACAACAATGTCGCTGACTGTGATTGCAAGCTTAGCCTCGCTCGCATTGGAATATGGCCCTGCGGCCATTCGTGGGATCTCATCCATGTTTGGCGGTAGTGAAACCGCCGACAAGGTAGCCGACGCCGTAGAAAAAGCGGATGCCATGTTCGGTGCCACTAAAGAACAAAAGGAGTTAGCGGTGACGCGTCAACTCCAGAACCTTCCGCCTGAATCGTTGGTTGAGCTTGAGAAAATTAAGGTCGAGCTGGAAAAGCAAAAGACTCGACGCCAAGAGCTTGAACTCAATGACAAGCAAGCCGAGCACCACGAAACGCAAGAGACGATTCGTGCCGGTGATAAAGCCGAAGACCCTTATATTCGCAAAACGCGGCCGCTGATGGCGCGTCAGTCAATGTGGGCAGTGATTCTATATTGCTTCCTGATGGAGCTGATGAAGGCAAATGGAATCGGTACCGGAGTTGATCCATGGGTAGCTGGCATCCTTTCATCTCCAGCTTGGGCTTATCTCGGCCTACGTACTTTGGACGGTTTTGCCAAGTATCCAAAAGGCAGTGGTGACAAAGTGATAAACGCTATTGGCAGCGTGATTAAGGGGCGTTCATGACAGACCAGTTCGACAGAGCGCAGCAGCTCGAACAAGAGTTTCGCGATCGTGCGATTGCACACCAGTTAAACCGTCCGGTTGAGACGCCGGACATCGAGAGCGGGATCCGCTACTGCATTGATTGCGCCAGTGAAATTCCGCCAAAAAGAATTGAAGCCATGCCAAGTGTGGTTCGTTGCGTCAGTTGTCAGTCTAGAAAGGAGCCTTAATGGATTTTGACCTCAAAACATGGTGGTCAATCGCGGTAACGACGTTGAGTTTTTTCGGGATGGTTGCATTGGCTTTGCTATCCAAAACGTATGCCAAACGCGAAGACTTGGAAAAGGTGGCGCGCAAAGTGGATGCACTGGAAGCAAAGGTTGAAACCTTACCGACGCAGCAGCAAGTGACCGAGTTACTTGTCGAGATGGCAAACACTCGCGGGGAGATGAAAGAACTCCGCGCGCAAATTCAGCCAGTCGAGCATCTGGCTCAACTGCTTTTAGAACAACGTTTAAAAGACGATAAGTAGAGGTTTAAATGTCATTTAAAGAGCTTTTACAAGAAGACCAGCGTCTTGTCATTTTGCGTTCGCTGCATGAGATAGACGGCATGGAAGCGAATGAATCGATCTTAGATTTATGTCTCGAAACCTATGGTCATAAAGTCAGTCGTGATTCAGTTCGTACGCTGATGGCATGGTTGCAAGAGCAAGGTTTGATCGCCATCCGTGACGTGGCTGGATGCCAAATCGCATCACTGACCGGACGCGGTGAAGATGTGGCGACTGGGCAGGCTCGTGCGCCTGGTGTGAAACGACCACGAGCTAAGTGAGGCTTCATCATGCAAGTAGCCAGTAACCGCAAAAGCAAAGTTGACCTGCTGCCGGAAGACATTCGCACCACGCTGAATGTGTTCATCCGTAGCGGCAATATGACGCAGAAGGACATCCTTGAAGCCGTCAATCAAATGATTGATGACGCAGGCTTGGGCGATGATGCCAAGCTAAGCCGCACAGGGTTTAACCGCTATGCCAAGCGCATGGAAGAGATGGGCCAGCGCTTGCGCCAGTCTCGCGAAGTCGCGGAAGTGTGGGTTTCTAAGCTCGGTGATGCGCCAACGTCTGATGTCGGCAAGCTGCTGCAAGAGTTCGTTCGAACGATGGCGTTTGAAACTTCCATGAAAATGATGGAAGCCGCCGAAGGTGAAGAAGGCGAAGTGATCTCACCCAAGGCGCTCGGACAGTTGGCGCTAGTCGTGCAGCGCATTGAAACCGCAGCGATGTCCAGCATGAAGCGCGAGAAAGAAATTCGTGCAGCCTATGCGGCGGAGGCGGCAGAGAAAACGGAAGCTGTCGCGAAGAAAGCGGGCCTTACTGCTGACACTGTGAAGATGCTAAAAGCTGAGCTGTTGGGGATTGCATAATGAATGAAGCGTTAGAGCTCAATTTCGTCACTAAAGGCGTCCTTGTCGAGTTTGACAAGGATGAACTTTTGCTGGGTTATCAAAAGCGCTGGATCCAAGATGACTCGGTCCTCAAGATTGCGGAGAAATCACGTCGGACAGGTTTGACCTTTGCTGAGGCGGCAGACTCGTCACTGACGGCGGGAACGGCCAAAGGCGAAGGCGGTTCGAACGTTTTTTATGTTGGATCGAACAAAGAGATGGCGCGCGAGTTTATCGACGCGGTTGGTCTTTGGGCCAAGATATTCGACAAAGCCGCAGGTGAAGTACAAGAAGAAGTATTGGCCGATGAAGACAAAGACATCCTGACTTTTGTTATTTATTTTGAGTCTGGATTTAAAGTTCAAGCACTATCGAGCAATCCATCCAACCTGCGTGGTATGCAGGGCACGGTTATTATTGATGAGGCGGCATTCCATGACCGCCTTGCCGAAGTACTCAAAGCCGCACTGGCTCTCACCATGTGGGGCGCAAAGGTCCGCCTTATCTCAACGCATAACGGCGTTGGCAACCTTTTCAATCAGTTGATACAAGACAGCCGCGCGGGTCGAAAACGCTACTCCATTCACACGATCACTCTAGATGATGCCTGTCGAGAGGGGCTGTACAAGCGAATTTGTCAGGTTCAAAAAATCGAATGGACTCAAGAAAAAGAGGACGAGTGGAAGGCGAACTTGCTCAAAGACACGGCTACCAAAGAGGATGCGCTGGAGGAGTATTACTGCGTGCCCAAAGCATCCAGTGGTCAATACATCCCGATGGTGCTGATCGAGTCTGCTATGAAGCCTGGTGCGCCTATTTTAGAGATTGAATCGCCAGAGGGTTTTATGGAATGGCCCGAAGGTGCGCGCCATGTATTCATTCAGCATTGGTGTAATACCGTTCTTCAGCCAGAAATTGACAAATTAGATCCCCGTCATAGTCACTCGTTTGGCGAGGACTTTGCCCGCAAAGGCGACTTGTCTCAGTTTGTGCCACTCGCAGAGCGTAAAGACCTAACCAAGTACGTACCCTTTGTCATTGAGCTGCGCAACATGCCCTACAAGGCACAAGAGCAAGTGCTTTTCTATTTACTGGATAGGCTGCCACGCAAACGCGGCATGGCATTTGACGCAACAGGTAATGGTGGGTATTTAGCGGAATCCGCTGCACTGAGATACGGCACCGAAATGGTGGCGCAAGTTAACTTAAACGAACCTTGGTACCGGGAGTGGATGCCCAAGCTGAAAGCGCAGTTTGAGAGCCAGAACATAGAAATTCCAAGGCACGAGAATGTGCGTGACGACTTGTGCCAAATCCAAGTGATTAATGGCGTGCCAAAAATCGACAAGGGTAAAACAAAAGGCTCTGATGGCAAGCAGCGACATGGTGACTTTGCGGTTGCGCTAGCAATGGCGGAGCGTGCCAGCTGGATGGAAGGCAGCGCCATCGAGTTTACCCCTATCCCTGCCAAAGCCGATATTGACGAAGATGACGAATACCACGCATTTGAACGCGGGGCATGGTAACTATGAATAAACGAATCTCAACCATTGTAGACATTTGGGGGCGTCCGATTGAATCGGATGTTTTTGTTGAGCCTCAAACGGAATCGGATGCAAAACTGGGCCAACTGCATCGACAATATGCTGACCACCCTTCATCAGGGCTAACTCCTGCGCGTTTGGCGTCCATCATGCGAGATGCAGAGCAAGGCGATCTTAAAGCGCAATGTGAGCTGGCTGAAGACATGGAGGAAAAAGACGCCCATATCCAGAGCGAAATCGGTAAGCGTCGCATGGCCCTGCAAGGCGTTGAGTGGAACATTAAGCCGCCACGCAACGCCACGGCGGCAGAAAAGCGCGATACTGATATGGTACAAGAAGTGCTCGAAGATGCGACCTGGTTTGAAGATGCCATTTTCGATTTAAGTGATGCGACCCTCAAGACCTTTTCTAATCTGGAGATTGAGTGGGACTACCAGCAAAAGACGCACTATATCGAGAATGTGCATCATCGCGATCCCTCTTGGTTTAAGACGCGCCCAGAAAACCGCAACGAGTTGCGCCTCATTGATGGAAGCTATGAAGGCGCTGCGCTTCAGCCGTTCGGTTGGATTAGCCACACCGCCAAGGCAAAGTCTGGGTACTTATCACGCCGTGGATTGGTGCGCGTTCTCGCCTGGCCGTTCCTGTTCAAAAACTATTCGGTTCGCGATCTCGCTGAGTTCCTAGAGATTTACGGCCTGCCTATTCGCCTTGGTAAATACCCAGAAGGTGCAACAGAGAAAGAGAAAGCAACTTTGCTGCGCGCAGTAATGAGCATCGGCCATAACGCTGGGGGCATTATTCCCAAAGGGATGGATATCGACTTTCAAAACGCAGCGGACGGCCAATCAGATCCGTTTATGGCGATGATTAGTTGGTGTGAGAAATCTCAGTCTAAAGCTATTCTTGGCGGCACGCTGACATCGCAAGCGGACGGCAAAACCAGCACCAATGCACTAGGCAATGTGCACAATGAGGTGCGCACCGAAATACGTAATTTCGACTTAATGCGATTGGCCCAAACGCTAACACGCGATGTTGTGTACCCGCTTTATGCACTTAACGGCAAGAGCTATCAGCACCCTCGTCGCCACCCTAAACTTGAGTTCGAAATCGCCGAGCCGGAAGACGTTAAAGCGCTCTCTGACTCTTTGCCTGGCTTGGTGAGCTTAGGTATGCGAATTCCACTTCAATGGCTGCACGACAAAACACAAATACCAATGGCAAAAGCTGACGAGGAGGTTTTGGGCGCTCAGGCGCAGCCAGAACCAAAAGCCAAACCATCAAAGCCAGTGGCAGAGGCTGAGCTGACAGCGGAGATTGAAACGGATGTGAACGACGCGCAAATCAAGCACCTACGTTCAGATGCTGCGCCGCTACTTGACGAGATGCTTGCGCCCGTTCGTGAGTTGGTTGAAGGTGCGACGTCACTCTCTGCGCTGCGTGATGACATACTCGCTCTGCAAGGCACGATTGGCATCGATACGCTTGCTGACGAAATGGCAAAAGCAATGGCAGCGGCGGAGCTGGCAGGCATCAGCGATGTAGAGGATGGGATTTAATGCCTGTTGAGTATGGTTCGCTACCGTTCGCGGAGCAGATCGACTACTTCCGCAGTAAAACCAACGTCACCACCGAGCGTTGGGCGGACATGTGGAAAGAGGCCCATAACCGCAGCTTTACCGTTGCTGGCGCACTGCGTGACGATATGCTGGCCGATTTTCGCAAGGCCGTGGATAAGGCCATCAGCGAAGGTAAGTCTTTAAACTGGTTTAAAAGCCAGTTTAACCAGATTGTGAAGCAGTACGGATGGGAGCACAAAGGCCAAGCAGATTGGCGCGCACAAGTGATTTACGAGACCAACCTTCGCCAAAGCTACAGCGCAGGCCGAGAGCAGCAGATAGAGGCGCTTAAAGGTTCGCGGCCCTACGGCATTTACAAACACAGCGGCAGCGAGCATCCGCGCCTTGACCACCTTTCTTGGAACAATCTGGTTATCCCTCTTGACGATCCGTGGTGGAAAACGCACACGCCAATCAATGGCTATGGCTGCAAATGCAAAAAGCTCACGGCCAGTAAGCGCACATTAGAAAGGCTTGGGCTTGAAGTAACGGGCGCACCAAATATCGAGTATTACGATTGGGTGGACAAAGTAACCGGAGAGGTTCACAAAGTTCCCAAAGGCATTGACCCTGGCTTTGATTACACCCCAAAGACCAGCGCGCAGCTAACCAAGAAAGTGCAAGAAGCCGTAGAGGCAAAGCCGCCCCTCACTGAGCGTCTACCTGTTCGCGTGGTTGACCATGCTTACTCGACCGTTCGCGGCGTCACTGCTCAGAGCATGAGTGACGTATTCAAGCAGCTCGATAACACCAGTGTTGATGTGCTGCAAGCGTTTTTGCAAAAGCACGATGTAAAAACGTTGGTGCTGAAAGCCAGTGAGCTAAATGGGGGTAAAAAAGCTCGTGCGATTGCTGATGAGGTTGAAGCATATTTACAGAGTGGCGCACGCATGCCCGTTGCGAACTACTACACACGCAACGCATCGCGTACCAATGGTTTTACTGCCAAGTTTTGGAATCACGTTGTGGTTAAAGCAAAAAGCACCGACAGCCTGAAACGTGTGACACCAGCGCAGATAACTGAGCCAATCGAGCGTATACTGAATGGAGGAACGCGCCCTTGGTCGTTTTCATCCGTCGTTCGTAGCGATGCTTCAAACGGCGCTGGCGCTCTGGTGACATGGGCGCATGAAATGGGCCACCAAGTTTACTTTAAAGCGGGTAAGCCGATGATTGCTGATGCGCTACTCAACCAAGCAATCACTGTGTACTCAATAACAAACTCTGATGAGTTTTTCGCGGAGCATTTTGCCGCGTGGTTGTTTGCACCAGGTGCGCTTAAGGCGACTAAACCAGAGATTTACGACTTTATTCAGAAGGTAACAGAGAGTGTGAGATGAGTAACTTAGACAAAGCAATGGCGATTTTAGCTAAGCCAATCACAGCGGGCGCTTTACAGGAGCTCGATGCGCTTTGCGCTAGTTCGCGCGGCGAAGAAGCAGAACGTATAGCGGATTTGTGGGAAGCGGCATTGGTGCAAGCCGACCAAGATGCAGTGGATGAGTACCATGCATCCATTCTAGGGGCTGCATAATGGCGGGCGTTCGCTACTCGGTAAGAGTGAATGACGCCGAAGTGCAAGAAGCTCTAAACCAGCTTATTAAGCGCGGCACAGATTTAACCCCAGCAATGGCGAACATCGGCGAAGAGTTGCTGATTAGCCATGACCAGCGCTTTCGTGATCAAAAATCACCTGACGGCATCCCGTGGGCTCCGCTTTCAGAAGCCACCAAGTCACTCAAGAGCAAAAACGTTGATACCATCCTCGTGCTGAACCATGTGCTCAGTGGCACGCTCAACTATCAAGCATCATCTGACAATCTGTTGTTTGGCTCTCCGCTTGAGTACGCAGCAACGCATCAATTTGGCCGAACCACATCGCCCAATAGCATGATCCCGAATAAAGAAATTCCGGCACGTCCGTTTCTCGGTGTTGATGAGAGCGACAGGGATATGATTCTCGATACTTTGTCTGACTATTTGATGAATAGTTAAAGCTCGTCAAATCGCCTCAGAGCGCGATACAATGAAAATCCACACAATCTGACGTCGAAAAAAGTTTAAACGCATACGGAGCGATTTAAACGGGGTTTAAACGGGGTTCCTCGTCAGATTTCTACCCAAGCTTTCCGCTTACCTGAAAAATCCAAACAAAATTCATTAATCCATCTTAATTTGAGTTGTTTCGCCCAAAATCCAAAATGGTCACTGTTCCCTCAGTTTTCTAACCGGACAGTGACATGAAAAAAAACCAACTCGCCCTTGCTGTGTTAAGTGCTAGCGCCTTTACAGGATTCGCTTCACTTACTGCGTCTCTCGATGCTGAAGAGGATGGTGGTTGGTATCAACTGCTTCCCGCTGGCAAGTTCAAAGCGCGCGATGGTCGCCCTCATGATACAGAGGATGGTCACTGGTTTTTGGATGCTGATTCCGCTGCTGCGCTGATTGCGGCCACCAAAGCCACCTCAGAGAAAGTGCTGATTGATTACGAGCACGCCACTTTGCGCGCCAAAGAAACTGGAACACCAGCCCCTGCGGCCGCTTGGTTATCGAGTAGCGATATCGAGTGGCGCGATGGTAAAGGCTTGTATATTCGCCCCAACTGGACAGACAAGGCCAAAGGCTACATCGACGCCAAAGAGTATGCGTTTCTCTCCGCAGTTTTCCCTTACGACAAATCTGGTCGCCCTTTAATGCTGCGTATGGCAGCAATCACGAATGATCCAGGCTTGGTTGGCTTAGAGCCAATTGCTGAGCTGGCGGCGGATTTTAATCTCAGTTTTTATCACCCAAACGGTTCCGTCAATCTCTACGGACAAACGGAGGATTCCCTCGTGAATGACTTACTGAAAAAGTTGCTCGCCAAAGTCGGCATTACTGTGTCGGAAAGCGGTGAGCTTACGCAGGAGCAGCAGACCGCCGCGCTCTCTGCGCTCGATGCGCTGAAAACCAAAGCGGACACAGCTGACACGTTGCAAGCGCAAGTGGCGGAGCTTTCTGCTCGTGATGGCGTAGACCTAACCAAGTTCGTGCCAATCGACGCTTACAACGCGCTGGTTGGTCAGGTGGCTGTGCTATCTGCTAGCTCTTCGGAAATGTCGCTTGAGAAAGTGATTGCTGACGCAAAAGCCGAAGGCAAGGTGATTGAGTCGGAAATTGACTACCTAACCCAGTTCGGTCAGCAGCAGGGCGTCGCGGCACTTTCTGCGATGCTTGAAAAGCGCCCTGCGATTGCTGCGCTAACCGCAAAGCAAACCAAAACACAAACGCCGCCAGCGGATCATCAAAAGAAAGATGGTGAGCTGTCTCAAGAAGAACTTGCCGTACTGAGCGCAACGGGTTTAACCCAAGAGCAGTACTTGGCAGCAAAAGAAGGATAAGCCGTTATGAGTTCTGTTTTTGCCCGTCGCGCTGGCATTAAGCGCGCCTACCCAATGAAGGCCAGTACAAAGATTGGTGCCGTGGTCGCGGTTTTCCTGGCAAGCGGCTTGGCTGTGCCGTTCGCTGGTGCAACTGGCACGTCCAAGTTCGTCGGCGTTTCAACTTTCGAGCGCGATAACGTTGGCGCAGATGGTGAATTATGGACTGAAGTTGAGCACCAGGAGTTTGCTCTGCTCAATGCTGGCGACATCGTCAATGCGAGCGTTGGTAGCACAGCCTATTTCACTGACGCGGTGACGGTATCGCTCGACAGCGACACCAACGCTCGACCCATCGCAGGCACCATCACGCAAGTAGACGGCGAGCTGGTTTGGATTAGCCCTGCTGTGGCGTAAGCCTTGGCAGTTTCAGATTACGTAGCGTAGGAGCTATCAAATGATTACATCAGGTGCAAACCTATCGATTTTGTACACGGCTGTGAAGGCAAACTTTCAGCAAGGCCGTGGCATGTATACGCCAATGTGGGGCAAGGTGGCCACGCTGGTTCCTTCAACCACGGGCACGGAGAACTATTCATGGCTTGGTGAATTCTCTCGCTTGCGTGAATGGATTGGCGAGCGCCAGATTAACCGTATGAAGTTGCACGGTTACTCACTCACCAACAAAAAGTTTGAAGCGACGGAAGGCATTCCTCGCGAATACGTTGAAGATGATACCTATGGCGTGATGATGCCTAAATTCCAAGACATGGGATATGCAGCGGAATCTCACCCAGACGAAATGACCTTTGCTCTATTGGCAGCTGGCTTTACTACCAAGTGCTATGACGGTCAGTTCTTCTTCGATACCGACCACCCAGTGGGCGAAGAAGGTCAAGCGGCCTCGGTTTCTAACATGCAGGCGGGTGCGGGTAAGCCTTGGTTCTTGCTCGATACAAGTCGTCCGCTTAAGCCGCTCATTTATCAAAAGCGCAAAGATTACAACCTAACAAACAAGACCGACGCATCAAACTCTGATCACGTTTACATGCTGGATGAGTTCCTGTACGGCGTGGATGCTCGTGGTAACTGGGGTTTTGGTTTCTGGCAGCAAGCTTTCGCATCCAAAGCGACTCTGGATGAAACCAACTTCGATTCTGCGGTGCAGAAGATGATGGAATTCAAATCAGACAAAGGTCGCCCGCTTGGCATTAAGCCTTCTCTATTAGTGGTTGGCCCGTCAAACCGTGCTGCGGCTCGCGCTCTGATCGAAACCGAGCGCAAAGCAAACGGTGCCGACAACCCGAACTACAAAGCGGTTGAGCTGCTTGTGGTGCCTTGGTTGGAATAACAGCCGTTTAGATGAGCATAGATAGGCGCTAATCAACACATGCGCCTATCTGGTTAAGTTTTGGAGAGACAATGCAATGTCTGAAGAAGTTCAAAAAATTCTTGTTATCAGTGCTGCGCATGATGGGTATCGCCGCGCGGGCATGGCTTTCAAGAATGGTGAAAACCTGCTGCCAGCCAGCCAGTTCACTGAAACTCAGTTGGCGCAAATTCAAGCCGATCCGCATCTGCGATATGAGCTACATCAAGAAGATGTTGATGGTGGCGATGCATCGGGGGCCGTGGACGGGGTTTCGGGTGGCGTTGGTTTGATGGATGCCATCAAGCAACTAGACCCTAGCAACGATGCGCACTTCACTAAAAGCGGCAAGCCAGAGCTAAAAGCGCTGTCTGCCATTCTTGACCGTAACGTATCCGGTGCAGAGCGTGATGAAGTATGGAACGCGATGCAAGAAGCGGCTGACGCAGCAAGCGGAGATTAACGATGTACTGCACAGCGGACGATATGATCAAGCGCTTTGAGCGAAATGAGCTAGTAGAGCTGACGGACAAAGACGGCACGGCAGGTGACATTGTGATGCCCGTTCTCGACCAAGCAATAGAGGACGCAACCAGCACTGTTAACGGCTACTTGGCTGGCGTTGTTCGCCTTCCGCTCTCTAGTCCGCCAGAGAATTTGAATCGTCTCTGTGCAGACATTGCTCGTTACTACTTGTACGACGATGTGCTCGATGATGCGCATCAGGCCGCACGTCGTTACAAGGAAGGCATGGATTACTTGAAATTGGTAGCAGGCGGCAAGATTCGCCTAGACATGCCAGTTGAAGACGCAAACGCCAGTGCGACCAATCTTGCGGAGTTCTATAGCGCTGGTAGCGTATTTGCGCGCGATAAGTCTAAGGGCTTTTTATGATTGATATCGCTGATTTGGTCACAAGGCTTTCAGACAAGAGTGTGCAGACACCGCCTTGGGTAGATGTAAAAGAAATCTCAGACCTGTCAACGCTAGACATCAGCCGAAGCGGAACACGAGGCATCACGTTGTTTGTGTTCTACCAAGGAGAACGCGCCGCCGCCGATGTGCGCGGCTCTGGCCCCTATCTCCAGACAATCACTCAGACCATTGGCGTGCTGATTGTTGCCAAAGTGGTGAACGACAACAAATTTGATTTCAAACCTGTTCGTCAAGCCTTGCGCGAGCGCTTGTTTGGTTGGTCGCCCAATGCGGATTATGAGCCTTTTTGGCTCGGGGATGGTCGCTTGATGAACGTGCAGAAAGGCCAAGTCACTTGGCTGGATAATTTCATTACAGAGTACACAGAGGATCAGAATCGCTATGGCTCGTAAATCTCGAAAAAAAGTGGTCGCTTATGCCGTCGAATCGAACTACGGCCAAGATGCGATCCAATCTGGAACGCCTAAGTATTTGCTTGGTCGTGAGTTCTCTATCACTCCGATGGCGGGTGAATCAACGGCGCTTGATTACGACGACGGCAATCTCGGCAACTCTGGTGAAATTGTCACTGAGTTATATGTCACGGTGGAGTTCACGGTAGACCTTGCATCAGGCGGCGCAGCAGCAACGCCAGCGCCTTGGGGCGATCTGATGAAAGCGTGCCTTCGCGCTGTCACCACTGGCGCAAGCGAAACCACCTACACCATTGATGACGCCAGCGAAGGCTCATTGACCTTCTATTACTACCAAAGCGGTGCGCTGCATCGAGTAACGGGTGCGCGTGGCAGCTTCACGCTGTCGGCAGCGGCCAAGAGCTTTGGCGGTATCAAGTTCACTTTCACTGGTCTGGACGCTGTGATCGACAGTGCAAACTTGCCTGCGGCTGATTTCTCCGCGTGGAAAACGCCGCTGAAAATCGGCGTGGAGAACTCTGCGTTCACCATTGATGGCGACCCGTACAAGATGATCTCGCTTGAGTATGACCAAGCAAACAGCGTGGTCTACCAGGAGTACGTCGGGCACGAAGAAGTGTTGATTACTGACTTTGCGGCCACGGGAACGCTGGTTATCGAAGCGCCTACGTTAGCGACCTTCGATCCTTTCGCGCTGGCTAAAGCGGCAGGCGAACACGCGCTCGTGTTTACCAATGGGCCTGTCGGTAATCAGGTTGAGTTTTCTAGTACTCGCGTGCAACTGGGTCGCCCAACCTATGCAGACCAGGACGGCACGCAAACCTACAGCATTCCGCTGCGGTTCTTGGGCAACAGTGACAAGTTCGTCACGCGCTAACCCAATCTAAAGCGCTCTTTATGGGCGCTTTAATCCCCACTCAAACCCGAATTAAAGAGAGACGACGAATGTTTAAAGTAACCAGTGAACGTTTAGTGAAGAGTTGGCCTGCGGTGGTTGAAGTGCCAGTGGATGGCGGCGCGATTGAAAAGCACAACATCACGCTCGATCTGCTGATTCTTGACACTGAAGAGAATGGCAAGGTGCTAAACGGCGACAAAAAGGCGCTAAAGAAAATCATCAAGGGCTGGTCCGGCATTGGTGATAAGCACGGCAAAGAGATGCCATTTAACGAAGAGAGCCTTGATGCGACGATTCGTAACCAGTTTTTCGTGATTGCCGTTTATCGCGCATACACCCAGGCATCTAACGGTCAGGCCGCAGAAAAAAACTAATTGATGCGGTGCGCTCTTTCGTAAGAGCGCCCGCCGTCTCGCCACAGGACGATGAAGAGTGGCAAGCAGAGAAAGCCCTGTGGGGAATTGAAGAGCCGGACGACGAACCACAAGACGACACCATCCCAGTCTGGGAGGAAAACTGGCAGGCAATCATGTGGTGGCTCTCGATTCCTGGCTTTCTTAAATGGAATTTCAACCGATGCCTTGGCATGGACGTTATGGCCGTCAAAGCCGATGCAGATATGAGTGGTCGAGACATTAACCCCGACGACTACAACAAGCTTAAAGTAATTGCCCGAACTGTAACCGAGGAACTCAATGGCCGCGAACAGCAATGATCTCGTTCTAAGACTGCGCTTTAACGCTGAAAACAAAGAGTTTGTCGGCCAAGTGAAAGCGTCTGCCACCGCCATCAGCGATTTGGGCAATAAGACCAACCGCACAGGCTCAGAACTCGGCTCCCTATCTCAACAATCACAAACCGCCAATGCTGGCCTTGCTTCGTTGAAAGGCCAAGTGCTTGGGCTGGCTGGAGGTTTCTCTGCGCTGGCCGTAGCCATCAACGCGAAAGACACACTCGGCCAATACCAAGACATGCGCACGCAAATTACGGCGTTGGTTGGTGGTCAGGAGCAGTGGCTGCAAACGGAGCAGTACCTCAACCAAGTTGCTGAGGAGCACAACAAGACCGTTACCGATCTCTCTGGTAGCTATGCACGGCTTTTAACTCTGCAAAATGGCGGCCTGATTACCCAGCAGCAAGTGATATCCATTTTTGAAGGGATGAGTAACGCAGCCAGTGCGAACGGCGCAACCAATGAGCAGCTCAGCAACACCATGTACGGACTGCAACAGGCAATGGCTTCTGGCACGGTGCGGGCTGAAGAGTTCAATCAAGTTACCGAGCCTATGCCAGATTTGCTGATCAAGCTTGCTGAATCTGCGGATACGACCGTTGGCGGCTTACGAAACATGGTCAACTCAGGAAAGATGACCAGCGAGCTGTTTGGTGAGCTTTTGGTTAAGGCGCTGGCAAAATATGACGGTGCGGCCGCGCGTAACGTAGACAACATTCGTGCACAAGAAAACGCCTTTTCTCGCGCTTATCAAGACATGGTCTTGGCGTTTGAAAAACCCATCTCCAACGTTTTTTCAGACTCGGTGTCAGCCAGCACTTCCGTTCTTAAGGTGTTTAGTGATAACGCTGAGCTGATTACCAATCTGGTTGGCGTTGCCATGTTTGCCGCTCTTGGTCGTGGCGCTGCGGCCGTGGCCTCGATGACGCAAGTAAAAATAAGAGACATTGCGGCAGATCGACAAAAGATCGTTGCAGAACAACAAAAGAACGTGGTTGAGCTTGCGTCGATTCAATCTGAAATTCGTCACTTGGAAGTGATGCGCGCCACCAATGCGCAGCGCTTTGCTGCAACGGGAGCGGTGAACGCACTAGCAGCGGCAGAGGCAAGAGAAAAAGTGCTTAAAGATGCGCTGGCTGCTTCTCAGGCTCGGCTTAATGTTGTGATGAGAGCGGGCACTGGCTTGATGGCGCTGCTTGGTGGCCCTGCGGGTGTTGCCATGATGGCGGCGGGTGCAATCAGCTACTTTGCTTTAACCAGCTCGGATGCGAAAACCAAAACGGACAGCTTTAGCGAAAGCATCGAGTCTTTGCTTGGTCAGATGAGCAAGCTAGAAGAGCAACGGCTTACAAAAGGTCTTGAGGAGCGCCTCAAAGCGCTGAAAAACGTGGAGTTGCAAATCGAGACTATTAGCAAGCGTAAAGGCACTGAAGATATTGAGAAACGGTTGGCTGAACTAGCCAAACTGCGCAACGCAGAACAAAAGCTCAAGCAAGAGATTGTTGACATCGAGGATAAGATCTACGAAGTCCGCAGCCGTCCATCCCCAGAAAAAAAGAACTCGCCTACCAGCGAACAAGAAGAAGCAGCCAAGGCAGGTGAACGCCTACTAGAAACATTGTCACGCCAAGCGGCTCTTTATGGCCAAACCTCCGAAGTTGCTAAGGTTCGTTACGAGATCGAAAAGGGTTCTTTGCAGGGCATTAATGACCAGCTCAAAGAGCAGTTGTTGCTGCAAGCAAGAATCATCGACCAAAAGCGCGCCGATGCAGAGAAGGTTAAGACAGAGAAGAAAACGGACAAAATTGACGACTTCTTTGCCTCTTCCGATGAGCTGAATAACGAATTTCTTATGCGTTTGGCCATTCAGGCCGACTACGAGAACAAGGCGAAAATTCAAGAGCAATTCGCTTACACAGAGCGCCAAGAGCAGCTTCAAGCGCAGTTTAATGCCGCTTATGAGCAAGCTCGCGGCAACCAAGAGCTGATGCATGCGCTTGAGAGTGAGTATTTTCAGAATCGTCAGATTCTGCGTCAAGAGCATGAGATGAACCTGACGGAAATTACTCGTCAGGAAGAAGAGACGCGCCGCGCCATAATGCTTCAAAACGCCAGTTTTGCTCTTGGGGCCAGCGCTCAAATGTTCGATGGGCTTTCTGCGCTCGCTAAAACCTACCAAGGGGAGCAATCAAGCGCTTATAGAACTCTATTTGCCATTAGCAAAGGCTTTGCAGTTGCTCAAGCAGGATTGAACTTATACACGGCGATCTCAAATGCATCTACGACTCAGCCGTGGTATTTAGCCGCAGCCAATATCGCTACCGCCGCCTCTCAGGGTGCAATGATCCTTGCTGGCCTGAAGGGTAGCAACTACCAGGGACAAGCACACGACGGTATTAATCGCGTGCCCCAGGCCAATGAGGGTACTTGGCTCCTGAAGGCCAACGAAATGGTGCTCAACCCAGCACAGGCCGATAACTTCCGCTGGATGGTTGGCGTGATGCGAGACATGAAGGCCATGTTTAGCGCCATGGCTTCATCGAGTGCCGGCACAAATTACGGCGGCGGTGTTGTGGTCAACATTCACACCCCAGCTGGCACGCAAACAAGGCAGCAAGAAAGCGTTGCGCCAGATGGTAGCAAGCAGATCGATTTCTATATCGAGAAGGCGAAGCAGGCGACGCTGGATGCAATGTATCAAGATGCAGATAACGGTGGCCCAATTACAACCAGAATCAGAGCGAGTGCGTAATGTCAGAACCATTGCTTACTGAGAATTTAATTCCAACCCTTTCGGATTTTCAATTGGGAAGAACGGAAAGGCTAAATAAAAGTGCGTTCACAGAAGCGGCGCAAGTGATTGGTAGCCCTACGGGGTTATGGACGGCGAAATTGAAGTTTGAAAACGTGCGCGTGGCAGATGCCAGAGTGTTGATCGGCTTTCTTATCTCGCTTCGCGGCGCTTCGGGTAATTTTCGTCTGTTTGATTGGTCTGCGCCAAATGCCAATGGCGCTGGCGGCGTGTATCCAGTGACGGACATTTCCCAATCGGCTCCTGGCCTTGTTGTGATCATCACTACGCTGCCAAGCACAAAGTTAGCATCCGTGGGTGATTATGTTGAGATTGGAGGTGAGCTAAAAGCGCTGATAGCCGATGTAAATACCGATGAGCTAGGCAAGGCGACGTTGTTGTTTGAGCCGTTCCTGCGCAATCCAATCACGGTGGATACGCAAGTGAGCTTTGATAAGCCAACAGGCAAGTTTCGTCTTGCGCCGGGTTACATGGTGCCAAGAATGACCAGTAAAAAATTAGTGCATGCAGAGATTACTATCGACTGCATTGAAGCAGTCACGATTTAGGAGCGGTTATGGATATTTTTAGCCCAGACATGATTGCAGCAATGGAAAAGCCAGAAGTGAGTTTGATCTACGCGGTGCGCTTAGATATGCCAACGGGCATTTCTCGCCTTCATACCGATATCGGCACGTTTAATCACTTCCCCTTCGACCCAAACGAAAAATATTACGGAGTGGGCAACTTGGGCGGTATTGGTGATGCGAATTACGGCGATGGGGATGAAACCTCTCCGAGCATCACGCTAGAGCTTTCCGTGAAAGACGATGCAATCCGCGCTGAGATTTTGGCAGGCGGCTATCAGGGAAGAATGGGTGAGCTCTTTTTGGTCGCGATGGATGAGGTAGGTCGCGTGGCGGCTTGGGCATTGATGTTTGATGGCGTAATGGATACCGCCTCAATTAAGCAAGGCACCACCAACGTTATTCAGTTGCCGCTTACCGCGCCAGATGACGCAATGGAGAAGGGCTTGAACTGGCGCTGCACTGACGAATCGCACAAGGCGCAATTCCCAGATGATGAGTTCTATCAATACACCAAGTACATGGAAGATTTCGTGATCTACTGGGGCAACAAAAAAGACGGCATCCCGCTTAAGGACTTCTAGATGAACAAAATAGAAAAACTGAATGCCTTCCTTGCTCAGTACGCAAATAAAGGCTTTGCAACGGGCGTTAATGATTGCGCTCTTTTTGTTTCCGATTGGGCGCTTGCTCTAACAGGTGAAGACTTGGCCGCGCCATTTCGCGGACGCTACAAGACCGATTTAGGAAGCGCAAGGCTGATTAAAAAGCTTGGGTACAAGAACTTAGAAGACTTGGTGCATCGCGAGTTTGATCGCGTTGGCAAGCGCAGAAAAAGCCCGCTAATGGCCCAGCGTGGTGATGTGGCTTGGGTGATTGGCCCGCAAGAGCGCGTTTGCGGCATTGTTGGTGCGGGTGGCGTGTTGGTGCTTGGCGTTACAGGATTGGTATCGCTGCCGCTTTCCTCAATTGTCTGTGCTTGGGAGGTTTAAGGCTAATGGGAGCATCAGTAGTAGCAGCGCTGGTTATTGCGGCCGTTTCAGCCGCAGCAAGTGTTTACGTTTCGGTTGAGGCGAAAAAGCAAGCGAAGAAAGCCGCAGACAAAGCAAGAAAATCCGCAAGCCGAGATGCGCAAAAGTACATGTTCAAGAGTGCGGTAGCGGCAAAGCAAATTGTGCTTGGTCATCCTGTGCTTTCTGGGCCTATGATTTTTGCGGCAGAACAAGGCGCGCCAAACGATGCTGGTGAAGGCGAATGGGTTCACTTTATCGTTCATCTTGCTGGTCACGTTTGTGATGATGTGACGCATGCATGGCTTGATGATGTTCGATTGAATCGATTGGGAGCATCAACATCAGGTGCGGATATCGAATTTCGCCATGAAAATGGCTTAGGGTTCGTTTACATCTATCTCGGTGAGCAGACGCAAGCGCCGCCAACGCTGGCGCACTTGCCGGATTGGAATGCGAATATGATTGGCCGTGAGCAGTGCTTTGCTCATGTCAAGCTTAAGTCTGACCCTTCAAAATGGGCAGGCGGCATCCCTAACCCTAAATTTGCTGTTCGCGGATTAAAGGTGTTTGACCCGCGCATCAATCAAACCACATGGACGGACAATCCTGCCTTGCTCGTTCGTTGGTATCGCAACGCCCTTAAGCAAGGGGTGGCGATGGACGATACTTACATCACCTCAGCTAACATTTGTGATGAAGTTGTCGCAACGCCAGAAGGCGGACAAGAGAAGCGATATCGTTGTAATTACGCATTCATGGCCGACCAAGCGCCAAGAACCATTCTTAGCACGATTCGCGCAACGTGTGATGGCATTAGTTTGCGCGTGGCTGGTCGCCATGCCTTTCAGGTTGGCGCTTATTATGGCCCAGGTATCACAACGCTGACGGAAGATGACATTGTTGGCGACATCACGACAATGCCAGATGTCCGCCGTCGCGATCGCATTAATACCATCTCAGCCAAATACACAGACCCGCTTTCAAACTGGAATGAAGTAGACATGCCTCGCGTAGTGCATGAGGGTTATTTGGCGCAAGATGGCTATGAAGTGGTAGATGACTTGGATCTGCGCGCCGTGCCAAGCCCGTATCAGGCGCAGCGCTTGGCGCTTATTCAAATCCTCACCACGCGTGATGCGATGTCTATCGAGTTTACCTCAAACTTGCGTGGCACGCGTTTGTTGCCTGGCTCTGTGTTTAGGTTGAACTTGCCAGAAAACGAATGGGATGGCGTAGAGTTCATTGTTTCCAAGTGGAAATACAGCACTAATGGCCTAGTCACATTGGTGACTAAGCAAACCAAGCCTAGCCATTACGCATTTAACGGCGATACTGCGAAAGTGCCATCGCGCCCTGGTGTGCCTTCTTTGGTAAGCCGCGATGTGCCGCCAGTAACCAATCTTTCCTATGCAACGCTGGCAGATTCAAACACACTTCAGGCGGTCATCACTTGGCAGCACAAAAGCTTGGGCATTTCCACGTTTGAACTCAGCTTCTACAAAGATGGCGAGTTCCTGCGCAAAGAGCTAACGGTTGATAAGCAATACCGCCTGCAAGATGGCTTTGAAGTTGGTCAGTATCAAGTTCAGGTTGTGGCAATCAGCTATGAACGCCGATCGCCTATTGCCAGCTTGGTGTTCAATGCCTCAGCACCTCAAACGCCAATCGGTATCGATGTAAAAGCAGAAAACTGGGCGCTAGGACTAACGCCTGTGAGTGCTGGCTTGGTCAACTTTGACACCATGTACGACTTTGCCCTTGGTTTTGAGCAAGGTGCAACCGATGAGCAAGTGGAGCAATACATCGTAGGCCGTGCCAAGGTCATCACGGTGAGCAATCTAAAGGCCAATGCCACCTATCAAATTGCGGTGCGTGAAGTCTCTCGTTGGGGTAAATCTGGCTGGTATCGTTCAAGTGCGCAAACAACTTTCAACAGCGATGACGTCTTAGAGCTTATCGACGGTAAAGTCACGCAAGAGATGTTGGATGGCAATTTAAACGACTTTCTAACGCAGGTTGATGAGCGTTCAAAAGAGACCCAAGAAAGCGTGGCCGACCTCGATATTAGCCTGGGCAATATTCAGCAGCTTAATAGCAACCTGGCTCTATCCGTGCTTGGTGTTACTTCTTCAGTAGCTGCGATGGCGGACGAGTACCAGCGCCGTTTCTTGAACGGCGAAGCGATGATTGGTGCCGTTGTTCAGGTTGATCCAGAAACAGGCCAAATCATCAACCTAGCATTCAATTATGCAGACCAGAAATTCACTCAAGCCGGATTGCTCATCGATGGCGTGAAAGCGTCAGTGACGATTCAGTCTCAAGAGATTAAACGCGTTGAGCTAGAAACGGGCGACAGACTGACCGAAGCAGAAGCGCAGATTGTTGTTCAGGCGGGTTTGATATCGCAGAAAGCCAGTTACAGTGAAGTCAACGAAATCGTAGCCGGAGCCATCGACGCGATTACTCCCGCGCGCTCTTGGCAGTTCAACACAACATCCGAAGGTTGGACGGGGGCGACTTGGGTGGCTGGCGGTCACGTAACGGGTACGGCATTTTCTATCGCTGGCCTAGACATCAATGCGGATGAAAACCCCGTATTCCGCATTCGTGTGCAGTCATCAGCAGTGGGCACTTTAAGTTGGAACGGTGGCGCTCAAAACGTGGCCTTGAAGCAACCGGCAGACCCAGGCCAGTTTGAGGTCATTATTCTCACGCTTACTGAGGCTGATGGCTGGACTGGTGCAATCCAATCGCTTGAAATTAACTTCGATGCCACCATTGATTTCATTGAGGTCGGCAAGCCTTCGGCGGCAGAGCAGGCGCTAGAAGACTTAACGGCAAGAACAACGCACATTGAACAGGTGTTAGATCCTGCCAATGCGCGCTGGGGCATCTATGTTACTCAGGAGTACTGGGATGGTAATGCACTCACTCTGACCGATGTGCAGCAACAAATTGACGCCTACGATGCCGAGTGGAGCATTTCTGCGACGCTTCAAGAGCTCAGTGCAAACGACACGATTGCAAAAGCTAACAGTGCTCAAAGCTGGGTAAACGCGGCTACTGCCAATATTACCGATGTAGTCAGCAGTTACGTTTCTCAGCCTGGAGGCATTAATGGCCAGTTGGAAGATGCAGACTCGCGCCTTAATACCGCTCAGCAAGAAATTGATGCGCTTGAGGGCACCATCACGCAAACCATTACTAGCCTTTCTGATGTTCAGGGCGCGCTAGGGTTGGATGAGGATGCGGGCTTTAACGATATCATGGGTGCGTATAAGGATTTCTTGGCAAAACAAGAGTTTCAGGAGCAAAAGATTTCGTTCGCTTACGCGGAGCAAAAAATCAGTGCCAACTCAACGGCCATTGCCTCTCAAGCACAAAGAACGCTAGAGCTAGCAGCGTTTCAGACTGAGCAGCAAGCCACCTTAACGCAAATGCAGCGAGCAATAGCAACGCAAGAACAAGCGTTGACAGATAGCGTCGATCAGCTCACCGCCAAGATTGAAACAGATGATGCCGAAGTGCTAGCCAGCGCTAAAGAATACACGCGCGCCGCAGTGGGCTACTGCGTGGACGCCGAAGGTAACATCACATCGGAAACCGATGCTGTGCTTTGTGTTCAATCCGGTAACACTTGGATTCAAGGCCCGCTTGCTGAACACATCCGCAACTTATCCATCCAGAACGCGGCGGGCGAAACGGCCACCATTTCCGACATGATGCAAGCCTTTGAAAATGAGGAAGGCAAGCTGATCGTTCGCGGCGGCATGACAGTGAACAATGAGGGTAAGATTTCCGGCTTCGTGAACACCAATGACGGCACGTTGTCTCAAGCAGACTTTATCGCCGATTTCTTCCGCATTGGCACAATGAATGGCGAGAGCTTCGAGACTGTATTTGGTCTCGATTCCGTAAGTCGAAAGTTAGTGTTGAAGGGGCGATTGATTCTTGATGATGGCTCGCTCATCTCCAATAAAGATGAGCTTCAAGGCAAGGATGGCACCATTTGGGGAACGCTAAAGCTGCGCGATGGCATTTTCCCAAGCGATGCGCTTGCAACGGCAGACTTCACAGCTCGCTATGGTCGAGCGCCAATACTCGATGACATGCTCACCTACGTTTCAAATGACGAGACGACATCAAGTGTTAAAGCGTTCGATGGTCAGAGTTGGGTTATTCCAGGTTTGCGACTGAATGGGAACCTGATTACCCCTGGTTCAATTTACGGTGACCGGATCGTCGCTGGGAGTGAAATTAGCTCTCCAGTCATCATCGGTGGCGAAGTTCGTGGAGGACACGCCAAGTTTGGCCCGAATGAAAACCTCTCCCGAGGCTACAACACAGTAATCACTGAAAATGGTCTTATCGAAACAAATAACCTCAAAGCCGATGGCGGCGAAATTGACAACCTGATTGTCGGTGAAAATTGTGAGGTTCGCTCAACGCTGACAGCAGGTCAGATTGTTGGTGATATAGCAAGGCCGATCACTGTCAATGTGACTTCGTATCAGCAAGTCCAAGTTAACCGTGGCCAGACTCAATATATCGCCATGGTGACAGAACTGGACTTGGGAGCCACATCCTGGGGCCGAAATGTCATTATTCCTGCTGGTATCTTGTTTGATGACACGGAAGGGGCCGGTGATTTCCTGGATGTCATTATCAATGGTCAAACCGTTTACACATACGACTCCAACAACACATACAGAATCAGTTCCAGTGGCGGCAGTATGGGCTATTCCCATGTGACTTATGCACGTCAGGTGTATTTGCCACCAAATACTCCCGCGCTCTTAACCATGCGCAAAAGGACTACTCTGCCGAGCGGAAGTGGCTGGGTATACACCTACAGCTATTTAGCTCAGCAAGGCTTCATTCTTTGGACCACCAAATCTTAAATAAGACAGGAATACACTATGTCGTGGATTAAACTCACATCGGTTACCGCAACCAACGGCAGCAAAATCGTCGTCGTAAATAGCGGTTCAACGACTGGCATTAAAGCCGGTGATGCTTTAAAACTTGGCGCTTTTGATGTGTACGAAATCGAAGGCGTGTTTGCTGCTCAAATTCAATTGCGTGAACCCTGGGGCAATGCGACTCAAAACAACGCTGCGGCAGTGGTGGTACCGACCTTTGGTGACTTCAATGCAGCAGTAACAGCAATGCGCGACCTTACCGACGTGGCCATTGGAAACCTAACGGTGATAGAAGATTGGGGTACAAAAACAGGCGAAGTAACGTTCACAGGCAAAGGCGGCGTAACCCACAACGCCCGTACAATGCAACAAATGGATGCGGATGTAGCAGCAATGATTAGCTCAAGTAATCAAGATGTGCAAGACATCGTCGAGCAAGCGCTTGAGCTAGGCTATAACGGTGCCTCAATAGCCATAGTCCTACTATCCGGCGGCAAGCTTGAGTTAATCAAAGATGCTTTCGGTAACGCCCATCTTTTTGGCATTATCCCAATTCAAACTTATGAACAACAAGAAATCCCCGGCTGTCCGTTTACGGGTATCATTGATGCATTTCGAAAAGCTGACGGCACGTTTTGGTCTGAAAAACGTATCGCTATTCACAAGTCAGTGAATATCGGCAGCAAAACGGTTTCTCAAGCTGGCAAAGCGCCTTACGTCAACCTTAACTTTGATGAGTTCAAAGCGAAAGCGGCAGAGCTTGGAGCTGGATTCCGCTTGCTTGACATCTACGACAATGCACTTGTCAACTGGATTATCCTTGGGGTTGTCGCGCGAGGCGGACAAGCCCCACGCGGGAACACTGAATGGGGTCGCGCTCATGATGCAATACACGAAATGGGTACCCGAGTTGACGGCCAAGTATCAAATACACGCAGTGGCAATGGTGCAACGCTCACGGGCTCAGGCCCGAATAGCTGGCATCACGATGGTACATCCACTGGCTTTGCTGACTGGGTTGGCAATGTTTGGGAGTGGGTTGACGGTTTAAAAATGTCTGGCGGCGAGTTCGTTGTCGCAGAGTACAGCGGCCAGCCGGAGTCGGAGTGGCTACGCACTGGGCGGTATATTAACGCTGGACATTTATTCTCAATGACTGCTCCGCCAAGCCCTGTCTCAGCAAATGCTAGATGGGGTAGCTTTGGTAAAACTGGCGACTATGTAGGTCATGAGTTGCTACAGCGACTAATGATAGAGCCGATTGACTGCACAAAAGTGCTAAATGGCAACTTTTGGTACAACACAGACGGTGAGCGCTCCCCGATTGCGCGCGCCGACTGGCGCGATGGCGGCAATGCTGGCCCCGTGGCGTTGTACCTCAGCCGTCCGCGCTCGCTTCGCGGCAGCAACATTGGGGGTCGTCTCGCTTTCGGGTCTTGAGACTTGATCTTTTGTGTTTTGTTAGTCCGCACGATAGTGCGGGCTGCTTTAACTGAAACAAGAATAATAAAAAATGAATAACGAGCTAACTATTCAAACTAAAGTGCGCGACATGATGACGTACTCATTCATTGCGCTTAAGCAATTTCCTAAGAGCGAGCGATTTGTGCTTGCAGCGGAGATACGACAGAGTATTTACAGAATATTGAGATTGACTATTGTTGCGTCAAAGCGATATCACAAAAAGACCACAGTGCAAGATCTCGATGTCGAGCTAGCAACGCTAAGAAACATGGTGAAAGTGTCGCTTGATCTTAAATACATCGACATGAAGAAGTACGAAAACTGGCAGCGGCAACTTGTCGAAATCGGCAAGATGATCGGAGGCTGGCTTAAATCACTAAATTAACTTTAAACCAAAGGCTTTGACATCGCTCGCTCCCCGATTGCGCGCGCCAACTGGAACAATGGCGGCAATGCTGGCCCCGTGGCGTTGAACCTCAACAATCCGCGCTCGAATCGCAACAGCAACATTGGGGGTCGTCTCGCTTCCCTTCAATACGCCAGAAGTCGCGTTGCCACGGCATCGCGTCCAGTGCAGAAAGAAAGGATGTCACAGCCGCTGGCAGGATGCCGAAATAAAAGCAAATCAGCGGAGCGATCCGCTGATCACTATCGAGTATCAAGATGTACGATAAAATCATTAGCTTCGAAAATCTCTATCAAGCAGCGAATGAAGCGGCGCGAAACAAGCGCTACCGCGTCCCAATCATGCGCTACTTTAGCAACCTAGAAGAGAACCTTGTCAACACGCACAATCACTTAATTTGGGGCAGCTATGAGCCACAGCCGCACCGTCAGTTTTTTGTGTACGAGCCGAAAAAGCGCTTGATATCTGCACCGCCGTTTGATGATAGAGTGGTTCATCACGCCATTCATCGCATCATTGAGCCCATCATTGATAAGCGCTTTATCTTTGATAGCTATGCGTGTCGCATCGGCAAAGGTACGCACCGAGGCGCAGACAGGGTGCAAAAATTTATTCGCATCGTCAAGCGCAACCACGGCCGTGTTTACGTGCTAAAAGCAGACATCGCAAAGTATTTCAACAGCATCAATCACGCATCACTAAAGCGCATCATTCGTTCGCATTTAAATTGCGAAAGGACAATTGCATTGCTCGATCTCATCATCGACAAAGCAGAAGTGGAAACGCCAGGTGTCGGTATTCCCATTGGAAATCTAACCAGCCAGCTTTTCGCCAATCTCTATCTCAACGAACTTGATCGGTTTGTTAAGCACGAACTGAGAGAAAAGCATTACATCAGATATATGGATGACTTTGTGATACTGCATCACGACAAGCAGCACTTGCACAAGCTGAGAGCAAAAATTGAAGAGTGGCTTTGGCTTACCTTGCAGCTAAAAACCAACAGTAAAACGCAAGTGTTCCCAGTGTCAGCATCAAGCGGCCGAGCACTGGACTTTCTTGGTTATCGAATTTATGCAACGCACAAGCTGCTGAGAAAGTGCACAGCAAAACGCTTTAAGCACAAAGTCAAAAAGCTACGCAAGCAGTACGCCAAAGGTAAAGTATCACTGGCCGAAGTCAGATCGGTAATAGCAAGTTACAACGGATGCATACAACACGCAAAAGCCACAGCGCTTTTTAAATCAGCGCTTAACGAACCATTTGTGAGGACCAGCCATGACTAATCAAAAGCAAGAGTTTTCCTTTTATTTTAATTTTAAACGTATCACTAATTGCGATCCGGAATACCTGAAAGAGTTGTATAAAGACGACCCGGACGGTGAAGAGATCGTCGATGGGATATTAAGAGATAAGGCAATATGGGATGGTGAGTAAGTGCCAGACATTTGATGAATGTTTAAACACCGTTTAAATTTGCTAAGAGCCACCCAAAATGAGCACTAGTATTAGTGCTCATTTTTATAGTCTCTAATGCCCACTTGTCGCGGCGCGCTACAGTGAGATCAATGAACTACTTCT